TCAATCCCAGGGATGTAAAGATAGGGTTTATCCTTCTCAAGAGAGATGGAAAGAATGGAAAGCGCTGTGAGCTTGTTGAAGTATCAGGTTCTGAGGCCAAGCTAGAGAAAGCAACAAAGGTTGTGAGATCGATGCTTGCTGCAGTGCGCAAAGGTTTCTTTCCAAAAAATTACAGTGCATGCCGTTGGTGTGAGTTCAAAGGTACGGAGCACTGTAGCGGTTCTTGATTTTTTATAAAAATTAATAGTGTGTGTATGATAGTACGCAACCCTGGGGACTAGATGAAAAAAAAGAAAATTTTATTGCTGAGCGATCACTTACTAAGCACGTCAGGTGTTGGGTGTCAGTCTAGATTTTTATCGCTTGGGCTCGCTGAAAAGGGCGATTGGATGATCAGGCAACTGGGTGCTGCCATTAAGCACGAAAATTACGATATGGCGCAGCCTCACCCAGATATCTTAATTAAACCTGTTGATGGCTTCGGCGACAGAGACACGATTCGGCAGCTTTTAGCAGTTGAAAAGCCAGATGTGCTTCTTCTTTTCACAGACCCGCGGTTTTTTGTCTGGATTTGGCAGATGGAAGATGAGATACATCAGGTTTGTCCTATCGCATATTGGCATGTGTGGGATAACGATCCATACCCAGAATTTAATAATGTGTTCTACCAGTCAACCGATCTTATTAATTGTCACTCCTACAAGACCTATGAACTTGTTAGTGAAAGACACCCATCAAAAACTAACTTCATACCTCACGCCCTCCCGGAAGACATTTACTTTCCCATGAAGCCTGAGGAAGTCACCAAAAATAAGAAGCTTCTTTTAGGTGAAGATAGACTAGATCACTTTACTGGAATCTGGATTAATCGAAATGCTAAGCGAAAAAGACCAAATGATGTCTTGATGTCTTGGAAGATGTTTTTAGATGATCTTGAGAAAAAGCACGGTCATAGAAATGCAACTTTGATCATGCACACTGATCCTTTTGATCAAGAGGGCCCAAATCTACAGAGCACAATGGAGCTACTTGGTATTGTTGATAACGTCTCGATATCAGCGCAGAGGATAGACTTTAATCAAATGAATATCCTTCATAACATATCTGATTTCTGTGTCAATATTGCCTTGAATGAAGGATTTGGGTTAACTACACTAGAATCAATGCAGTGCGGAAAACCGATCATAGCACTCAAGACAGGCGGCCTGACAAGGCAGGTAGTAGACCATAGAGATGGATCTGAGAACGGAATAGCTCTAGATCCTGATGTCAGATCTCTTGTGGGGAGCCAGATGGTCCCTTATATCTACGAAGACTACTGTAAAAACGAAAGTACTTCTGAGGCTTTTATGAAGATGTATGAACTCGGCCCAGAAGGTAGAAAGAAACTAGGTCAAAAAGCTAGAGAATATGTTCTGTCAGAATTTAAGCTTCAAAAGACTGTTGATTTGTGGGATGAGAGCCTAACAAAGCTCATCGAAGACTGGAAGAATGACAGGGAAAAAATCTATAAGCCCTGGAGAATGAAAGAGATGTCAGGAAAATGAGAAAAGTTGTTTTAAGAGCACCCGTTCTTACCCAAAGCGGATACGGGGTTCACAGTAGGCAAGTGGCACGCTGGCTCATCGGATTAGCAGAAGCTAACCAGATAAACTTGACAATCCAATGTGTACCCTGGGGTGATACTACGTGGTTTACTAATGGTGATGCACTTGAGGGATTAATTGGTAAAATTTTCAAATATTCGGGACCAGAGGTCCAGGGCGCCGACGTTTCTTTCCAGGTGATTCTTCCAAATGAGTGGCAAGATATTGCCAAGTATAATGTGGGAATAACTGCAGGAATAGAGACGGATAGGTGTCACCCTGCCTGGATAAACGCAGTAAACTCTATGAATGCTGTAGTAGTTCCGTCCGAGCATGCCAAGAAATGCTTTACAAATACGGGAAGAATAAACAAGGATGTTATTGTTATCCCAGAGTCTTTTCCGGATGTTCTCACCCAAGAACCAGATCTTGAAAAATTTGACTTTAACACCGACTTCAACTTCCTTGTTTTCGGGCAGCTTACAGCGATGAATTTTCAAGATGATAGAAAAAATATTTTCAACACGCTTAAGGTTCTGATCAATACATTCAAAGACAAGGAAGATGTCGGGATTATTCTAAAGTCTAATGTAGGACGATCTACAATCATGGATTTTAAGCACATCCAGGGAGTTTTGACTGCAGCTCTAAAATCTATCGGTCATAAGGGAAGTCCAAAAGTTTATCTCTTGCATGGAAATATGTCTGATGACGATCTACGGGATCTTTATAAGCACCCGAAAGTTAAAGCCCTTGTAACGATGACAAGAGGCGAAGGCTTCGGACTACCGATCTTAGAATCAGCTGCATGCGGAGTCCCCATCGCCGCGACACGCTGGTCAGCCCATACTGATTACATGACAAGAGATTCTTATTTGAATATCAAATATGATCTTGTAGAGATTAGCGATTCCAAAGTTGACGGTAACCTGTTTATCAAGGGAATGAAGTGGGCAGAAGCCAGTGAAAAATCTGCATCTGAGGAGTTAGAAAAGCTTTATAAGTATTATTCTGTTTATGATAAAAGAGCTCGTGCACACCAGGAGGTAATCCTTGAAAGTCACAGCTTTGATTCAATTCAGGGGAAATACCAAGAGCATTTTTATAAGCTGTTATGTTCATAGGGCTGATAACATTAAGCGTAATATGCGTAATCCAGTTCTTTTTTATAGTTCGATTTGCAAGAACTGTATTTCAATTTGAAGATAGGATAGAGCTCGCGCTAGATAAGATCGATGAGTCTTATGGCGTAATTAGCGAGATATTAGAGCGTCCTCTTTTTTTTGACAGTCCTGAAATTAGAGAAGTTCATAGGCAGATTGGCATGGTCAATACCTATTTACTGAGCGTCGCCAGCGACTTGGCTAATGTCGAAGTCGATCAAGAAGAGGAATGAGATTTGACAACTCCCAAAAAAGGCAAAGGTAAGCGTAGAAGAAAAAATACAGATCCAAAAGTAGCGCAAAAGAAAAAGCAGATAAAGCTGTATTTTAATGAAGGTACACAGAAAGCAATCGAAGAATTCCAGGCGGCAGAAACTGACGAAGAAAAAAATGAAATCTACACTGAGTCTATTCTACCGGCATTTGACAAGCTTTCAGAAAACTTAATCTTCATTCATAAGTTCACATCACTTCATGAATCTTATGAGGATTTAAAAAATGACTGCGTTACTTTTCTGTATGAGACACTTTATAAGTTTGATCCCTCGAGAGGGACAAAGGCATTTTCATATTTCAATGTCGTTGCAAAGAACTTTTTAATTATTAAGTCTAAGCAGAAGACTGCTTTCTTAAGAAGAAGCGTAAGTATAGAAGATGAAAGAATGTTTTCTTCAGGAGAAAGACGCTCCTATCAAGAAAAAAATTTAGTAGATAGCCCCGTAGCATCTCTGGTAAAAGAAGATGATCTTAGGCTGATATTTGGTATGCTTAAGCACCTTACGGGAGAGGCAAGAACTGACAATGAAAAAGCTTGCATCAACGCAATCACTACGCTGTTTGAAAACGCAAATGATTTAGAGTTTCTAAATAAGCGTGCAGTTTTTGTCTATCTTAGAGAGATGAGCGGCCTATCACCCAAGCAGCTTACGACTACGATATCCAACCTCAAGAAAAAATATAGAGCATTGAAAGAAAACGATGAGTTCAGAATCTTCTTCGAATGATCCAAAATCTAAAGAAGAGATTTGGACAGAAATATACCAGAATGCCTTCCAGGATAGGGAGAAAGCCAGCATGCTGGTTACTAATCTGTGGAAGGAAATAACAGCCGACCCGGAAAAACATATCCTGTACGGAACTACAGTATCAAAATACCTAGAAAGAATGGCAAAATCAAACGACCAGCTTGTTAAACTGGCAGAGCTTATGCAAAAATCTGATATCGTTGTCGAAGAAGAAGATATTGACTTAGACGACGTGTACAGCAAGATGGATACAGTGAAAATAAAACCGTCAGAGTAAATTATGAGCATGGAAGATTTAAAACATGGCGGTGACGTCCTCCCCGTACTTAATCAAAATTCAACAGTCATCAAGCAGGCATTGGTCCTGGAAATTGTTGATAACCCGGCTCAATTCAAAAATGATGACTTTCTTGATGTATTTCTCAAGAAGATAGGAAATGCTCCTACTCCCTATTTGAAGACTAGTCTACCAGGTCCTCTTAGAAGGCAGCTCAAGATGGCTCCGAGAAATGCCGTGATTGCTATCTTGCTAGACGATACAAATGCAGCCTCCGGTGGCGCAAAGCTTTTTTATCCTCTTTTTTCCCAGCATTTATCCCTCCCAGTAAAGCCAGGAGAAAACGTATGGATTATCTCTGAAGCGCTACAAAGTCAATTCAGCGTAACTAAGAGCGAGGTGCCGAAAGGAGTTTCTGCAGTCGACGGAGAATTAATTTGTAGCGGATACTGGATGTCAAGAGTAGTAGCTCCTGACTATGCAGACGATATAAATTTCACTCACGCCGATCGAGGTCGAAGCCAGGAATATGTTAACCAGCAAAAAGGAAAACAGCCAGCCCAGCTGGCACCCCCGCCGTTTCACAATGGTATTTATTCTAATGATCCTGAAAATCCAGGGTTGGTAAACACTTACACTTTGCCGGCCACTAATGATTACAACAGAATCTACATAGAATCTCAATCTAATAGAAGGACGACTAGAGAGCCTGTTCCGGAATTTACCAAGCGCCCTGGTGATATAGTAATTCAAGGTTCTAATAATGCCCTGATCTGTGTAGGTGAGGATCGACCTAATCCCGGTAACGGTGAGTCCAACGTAAATTACAAATCTGAGGCTCCTCTTGAAAGACCTCGTCGAGATGCAAAAGCAGGCACTATTGACATGGTCGCCGGAAGAGCCCTGATTAGAGAGGGCGAAAGCTTTAAGTTCGATCCAGAAAAAATAACTACGGTTGCAAATGCCCATGAAGGTGAGACAGAGAAAGAAAAGAGATCCTGGGCTTTGGTGGAAGGTGAATCTTCGCAAAAAATAAACGAGGGAGACACCAGTTTTATTAAGGATCTTTCTCGAGTTTATATTTCTATGAAGACAGACGGTGACAAGAACCTTGGATATGAGGAGCCTAAGCTTCTTCCAAAAATAGGTGAAGAATTTACCTCTGCTCCCGTAGATAATTCTGCTTACGTGATATCACGTGCCAAAGAGATAAGAATAGTTGCAGCTCAACAAAGAGACGAAGAAGGTGCAATATCTTCTGAAGTCACCACCGCCGGCAGCATTCGCATAATCAAAGAAGGAACAAGAGACGAAGAAGGGCACTCAATTGACCAGGGTGTCATCCAGTTTAATCCTGACGGAACATTAGTCATCGACAGCCCATCTATACTCATTGGATCTGGTAAAGAAGCTGCGAACGGTGAAGGTACGCAGGTCTATATTGGCAACAATGCTACTGAACCACTAGTCCTAGGTTCAATACTCAGAGATCTCCTCTCTAGTTTACTCTCTTCATTTGAGCAAAATGCAGCCAATTTTGTTGCTACTGGTACGGGTCCCGGGATTCTAAATCCCGCAATAGTCAGTGAGATAGCCAGGGTAAAGGGACAACTTGATACTTTCTTAAGCAAAAATGCAAGAACCAAGTAATGGCTCTTAGTAAACAAAAGCTGGTAGATGGGCTAAAAGAAGCATTTACCAAAGCCAAAGAAGTAGAAGAAAGCACTAAAAAAGTTGACGGCAAAGATGTAAAGGTAAGTGAAGCCAAAAACTCACAGTCCGATATCGCAGGCTTTATTGCTGACGCCATTGTTTCTTATGCATCGGATGCTGAAGTCTTAGTATCTGCACCATTTGCCACGCCAGTTCCAGCACCTGACGCATCTGTGGTAGGCAAGAAATTAAAAGTCCAAACCGCTCAAGCAGGAAAGCCCGCGCTTCAGTCAACTATTCTTACCAGCATGAACACACAAGATGTGGCGATGACTGCCATCACGAGCGGGATTATGGCATATACTGCGGCTTCATTTATTGCATTCACCGGCACCACCGTCACAGCCGCCGGAGCCGCAGTGATGGCTGTGCCACCTCTGTTGGTTGCGCCCCTTGCTGTAGGAATCGGGGGAGGTGAGGAGGATGATGTGATCAATGCGATGGCTACTGTTATTCACACTTCTTTTTTAGGTTCGACATTTACTGGGGCAGGTTCTAATACCGCACCGCCATCAACTGGTGCAGTTGTCAGTACTCTCATGTAGTGCATATTTAACTGTTGGGCATGAATACTGATTAATAAAGTCAGTGTAGTAGTTAGTTATCTACGGGATTGTGTGCAAAATGGCAGCTATAAGCTTTAAGAACGTGGGTGAGAAACTCGACGAATATCAAAATCGTCAATCAGACGTTTCACCCACACCTATCGGTATTGCTACCCCCTTAAGGCTGAGCACTACACAGCAAGATATTTTTGAGATGCACTATGCATTGCAAGATCAAATTGAGGATAACTTAAGAAACCTTATTTTGACAAACCACGGAGAAAGATTAGGTTTATATGACTTTGGCGCAAATTTGCAACCCATACTTTTTTCTTTGACAGGCGCGTCTTTTGAATCTGAGTGCATGAGAAGAATTAAGGTGGCAGCAAGAAAATATTTGCCCTTTATTGATCTGGAGACTTTTGAGGTAGCAACTGATAATAGATCAACGAGTAAGAGTCTTGCGACCATAGCAATCACCCTGGCGTACGGAATACCTGCGCTAGGCGTGACAGGTAAAAAGATGAGCATCTTGCTCACTGCAGGAGGATAATAATTGTCGACAAATACAAAAAACAGGTTGACTGCAATTAGAAACAGATCTTTTTTAAACAAGGATTTTGGAGAGTTTCGTTCGCAGTTACTCGATTATGCCCAGACGTATTTCCCAGATAGAATCCAGGACTTTTCGGAAGCCTCACTTGGTGGTTTGTTCCTGGATATGGCAGCGTATGTCGGAGACGTAACCTCGTTTTACCTAGATCACCAGTTTAGAGAGCTTGATCCAGAGACTGCTGTTGAAAGAGAAAATATCGAGCGCCTCGCGCGTAACGCGGGTGTAGATATTAGAGGAGCCTCACCCGCTGTATCTGAAGTAACATTCACACTAAAGGTCGCTTCTCAAAAAGTTGGAACAATTTACCAACCTGGACAATTCTCATTGCCCGTGATCAAGAAGGGGACAACGGTTTCCTCTGACAGTGGAATTACATTTGAACTAACAGAAGACCTAGACTTTGCAGAAAGAAATGAGTTAAATCAATTTTTAGCAGAAGTAGAAGTAAACGAGTTCAACTCAGGTGGAACTCCTAAAAATTATTTTGTATCAAGAAAAGGAACTTGCGTCTCAGGAGAAAGAGCAACAGAAAACTTCACAATTCCTGATGAACATATACCCTTTAGAACTATTGTTCTTGCCAATAGTAACGTAAGCGAGATATTAGACGTTAGGGATGATGACGGCAGCGAATACTATGAAGTGGACGCGCTTACACAAGACACTGTTTTTACAGCAATTCCCAACTTAGATGACGACAATAAAATTGTCAATGACATGATTGCCATAAAATCGGCACCTCGTCGATTTGTAAAAGAGGGATCTTCAACCACAGGGTTAACTACGCTTCGATTCGGATCTGGAAATCCAGGAACACTTGATGGTGATCTTATTCCTGACCCATCTGAATTGGCACTCCCTCTTTTCGGCAAGAAGACATTTTCTAAATTTACCATAGACCCAAATAATCTTCTGAAAACACGAACGCTTGGCCTATCGCCCAGGAATACCACACTTCAAGTCCAGTATAGATCCGGCGGAGGCTTGACACATAACGTATCTGCTAGGTCAATAAGCTCAGTTTCTGGGCTTATTATGGTATTTGAAAAATCTCCAACAGCCGCTGAAGCTCAAGCAGTTAGGGCGTCGTTGTTTGTTACAAATGATGCCGAGGCATCGGGAGGAGAAGATCCTCTCACAATCGAGGAAATAAGAAGTCTTATCTCAGCAGCAAAAAATTCTCAAAATAGAATTGTAAGCAAGCAAGATCTGCTTTCTAGAATTTATACGATGCCTTCAACATTTGGAAGGGTTTTTAGGGCCGGAGTATCTCCCAGCCCCAGGAATCCCCTAGCAACTTCTCTTTTTATAGTCAATAGAG